ATACTCTAATGAAATTATATATGGTAATCCACTTCGTTCCTCCAAAGAAGCATTACAGTCATTAAATCCAGACCCTGATATTACATAATGCTCTACGCGACGTTTTCTTTTGTCTGTCCATCTCAAACCGATACCTCTCCTAGCATTAGATTTCATCCAAATAATAATATTAATATCTTCTCCTGTATTTTCATCATCACAAAAAGTTAAAGGAAAATTATTATTAATATCATATGATGAATTAGCACCATCAGTACTAAAAGTATAAGATGCTGATATATTATTTACACCAAAATTTTCAACTACTTTTTCACCATCAATTATTGTACCTGGCGACCATCCTGCATCATGTACACCCCAAGTTTTTTGATAAATGCAATTACTTGAATCATTAGTATATTCTACTAATGCAGAATACGAACTATTATCCACGTCTCCCTTAACTACCGCTACTCGAATATTATTATCAATCAAATCATAATTAACATTTCTATTTTTGATTTTCAGTTTATTAATTTTGAGATAAGATGGTGATTGAAATATATAATCACTTTTCAGTATCTCTTCGTTGACATCATTCGGGCATGATAGGGTATATAAATCTAAGTCAATAAATTTACTATCAATATTTTCTCTGATTCCTTTGTTTATACTCCCATCATAATTATACTGACCATTATCATTATACGTAGGTTTATGTTTCAATATTTTTTTTGTTACAGCCATTGTTATTAATATGCCTTATCTTTTCTTCCAATCCTAATATTGCTTATATTTTTTTCTTTCTTAGGCTCTCTGGTTTTTAAATCAAAGTTAACTTTATAATCTCCTATTACCGCGCCTACATTCTCTCCCCCGGCAGAGTCGCTTAATATATTACTATCAATATATTCAGGCTCAATATTAATTAGTAAGCTCCCAGTCATATAGGATTTATCCATTGCCGGAATTAATGGAGGTTTCAATATAGTATCAACAAATTTACCGTACCTATCCAATTTAGGAAGTATTGGATAATAATACCCCCCGTTCCAATTTTGAGAAGCTTCCTCATCGATTTCTATTGCATCATCAATAATAGATATTCCTTCTCGACCCAATAAATTATAATCTTCAGGTATAATATTCTGCCAATATTCAGGATGGTCGGGTGTTCCAGTTATCTGATTACCTCCTAATAATTCATACATTTGCATAGGCTCATCAAAATATCTTATTTGTCCTATATCAACATCTCCTAAACTATCTCCTAATTCTCCAAAGTTGTTATAAGAGCCACTATAAATAAGTGTCCCGTTTTCATAATACGAACCAGTAAGTGTTGATTGTAATTGACCAATTCTCATTTCATCTATCGTAGCTAAAGCATTTTCTACTCGTAATCTATCACCGGTCCTTTCAAAATCTGTTGATATTGATGGTGATGTAGTATCTGTATCCAAATACCCCAACTGTCGACTAAGCGTTTTGTAATAAATACTGTTCTTTGAAACACCCCCAACTATAGGAACAGTTTCCTTATACGGAATTGTAGAATAATCATCCCCTCCAAGATATTCAAATTCATTGTCATCTCCCTCATTAATATTTATCCGTATTGTAAAATATTGATTATAACATACTCCCATAACAGATTTTCCACCTTCTGTTTTACCAACCTTTAACATATATCCTGTTATTTCGTAGATTCCGGCCTTTTCATATGAATGCTTTAAAATGTTATTATACCCAAGCTCAAATGGTTCATCAGTGTTATATTCGATTGGAGTTCCGTCACCCCAGTCAATATAAGCCGCATAATAATATCCAAGTTTATAATTCATTTCATCTACATCCTTCACATCAAATAACCCGCCATCAATTCTTGGGTATAAATAAACCTGAATTTCAATCGGTGCCGTTGTCTCCTGAAAATTATCCGGCTGGATATTATTATCCCAATATTTCCATAATAAAGAATTACTTATCCCAGTTGTTTTGAACATTCTAACATCCGCGTCTGGTGTAAATTCTGGAGATGTACAATTGTCTAGCTGTCTATTAAATATATCATCAAAACCATCATATAGCCAATTTTCTCTTCTGTTATTATCATCATCATAGTAAAAGGATCCAAGCGACGGTCGTTTATCTAAACTGTTATCCCAATTAGCTTTTGTGTTTTCCATATCTAGCGTTGTAATATGTATCCCCTGCCACGGCAAAAGTGTACTAGATATCGATTGTACAATAGGTATAATATCCTTTACTTCAAAATCTGCTGTGCGTGTTTCTGTATTTCCTGTTTCTGTTGTTGCTATTATCGTTGATGTATAATTCCCTTCTTCTAATTCTGTAAATGTTATACTACGGCCGTTAGATACAAAATCTTTGAAAAGTATATTGGAACTATCTCCTGCTAATCTATCATATGGAAAAGTTAAATTTAAATACTCATCTCCTGTATCGCTATTAATTACTATTAATTCGTATTGAGTAATTACTTCATTTTCTATTATCCATCCACCCTTATTATAATTGTTGGTAAATTGATCACAAGCATTTACATTAAGAGATGATTCGGGTCCCTCTTCTGTACATTGCCCGGTGCATATAGAACTTATTGCCGAAAAACAAGCTTCTGGGTCAGGTGTATATCCACAATAACCCGCATAATGATCTTGCATGCATCCATCATAGCAGCTACTATCCATTGGGCTAATTCCTTCAGCCCCGTAATAACCCATTTCCCATCCACAGATACATTGAAACATTTCCCATGCAACATCACTAAATTGAGTGCGTATATCATGATAATAAGTATAAATATCCCCACTATCAGTTAGAAGTAGCCCACTACTATCTAAAGGCCTACAGTCAATACAGTCAGGTGTATTTCCAAACTGATAATTTGTATCAGTAGTGGTTGCAGTATCAAATCCTCTAAAACTAACTATTGTTCCGATATCACAGTAGAATTCAGAAAGGTGAGTCCATCTATCATATAATAAATATGGAGAACCGTCCCAGTAATTTCCAAACATTTCTTCTCTATCCGCACCAACAGGTGAAATAGCAAATGTATCTTTTGATATTCCAAACGATGGTATATCACTAACATAAACTACATTTTCTTGTATCTCACAGGAGCCATCATCAACTGTAGCATCTGGATTATAATTATCAGCATTTGAATTAGTACAGCCATAAATACAAGATGTTGAATAATCAGAACAACAATCGTCGCTATCAATACAGCCTTGCTCGCAACTGCATATTTCTGATGGGTGAGGAAATCCACATATTCCCATACAACTATACTCACAACTTTCGTCGTCTACGTTGGCATTTGAATCATAATTATCAGCTGTTGAATCTATGCAGCCATAAACATATGTTATACAACTCCCGTTGTTTACGTTGGCATTTGAATCATAATTATCAAATGATGGATCTGTGCAACCAGGAGTAGCCACTTCCCAACTACAAGGAGACATACACTCTTCTTCTGTTTGGTTGGATGAACACCCCATGCCACTAATTTGTACACATTCACAATCACTCTGATGACAGTCCGGGGCATCAGTACAATAATCGGGAGCTCCAGACGAACACCCAGTCTCTATAAAATCTCCGTAATTATCCCGTTCAATACTGTTCCAATCACTACAAGGAGTTAGATTACCAACACATATCATTTCAGGTTCCTGTTCTGGCGGTTCTCCACCACACCAGTAATATCCGGCATTTATTGCCTCACCACACGTAGAAAATCCACTATACGTTACACCGCCTACATCGCTGCACAGCTGTGCTGTTCTCATAGAACACCAAGGGGAGGCTCCTGCATTATATGACGGTTCGGTTGTACAACACGGGTATTCAGATGGAGGTGGTGTGGATTCGTCGGGTTCGCAGAACCCAGCTATACAAGAAAAAAGTGGAGGGCAATCAAAATCAGAATTACAATTCAGTGGCATATCCTCTGATTCATAAGTACAACTCTCGTCGTCAACTGTTGCACCTGAATCATAGTTTGAAGCTTCCGGGTCTGTACAACCATAAACATCGGTTGATTCATAAGTACAACTCCCGTCGTCAACTGTTGCACCTGAATCATAGTTTGAAGCGGCCGGGTCTGTGCAACCAAGAACTGCATTGAATTCCGCAAAAGTAATCGATATTATCCCACCGGTATTATATCCGCTACAAGTATCATCACAATCAGTATATGATTCAAGAATAAGTGGACAATATGTGTGATATGAATAGTGACTCATACCAGCACCTCCGGATTCGTGGGATTCAGTGCATTCGTTTATATTACTTTCTATAAGACTACTATTACATTCAGATTCAGATGTAACAGAAAATATAGTTGTATGTGATGTACAGGCACAGCCGCCGGACATAAACGCCGACCATGTATTTAAATCCTCCCACACAACAACACATTCGCCAACGAGTTCTGGATCGTATTCACAACTCCCGTCCGTTATGGTTGCATCTGGATTGTAATTTAGAGCTTCCGAGTCTGTACAACCATAAACATCGGTTGATTCATAAGTACAACTCCCGTCGTCACTGGTTGCATCTGGGTTATAATTATTAGCTGTCGGATCAGTGCAACCAATAATGTCAGATGATTCTTCTACACAAACTCCCCACAGATCACCCTGTCCACTACAGGGAAAATTAGAATCACAAAAATATCCAGTACTAGTACTACAGTCAGAATCAATACTACAATTACAATCCAGTGGCATATCCCCTTGCCCTCAACAAGTCAGATTTAGAAATAATTTCCACTTTACATCTCGCCCCGTATCCAGAATAATGAGTGTATGTATCATCCTCCTCCGGATTAACATTCCACCTCCAGTAATCCGAATTATTCAGATAGCCATTCTCCACTACGTTTTCGGTTACTGCTGGATTGAAATTAGCGACAATAAAGTACCATTCATTAAAATCTATAGGTATTCTTGTATAATTGAAAGCGTAATAGATATTATGTTCTAAGGCTGTTCCTTTACTACCTGTTGTATCTATCCGCCCGTTGAAAGAATTACCAACATGAGAATCCCTAATATTATCTCCATCCCTAACAACTAACCTAACAAATCTTTCACTATCTCCGCTGTTAAAATACCCATCTGGTGGGTCTGAAAATTGATCCTTATTAACAATAAAGGTCTCTAATCTAAATCCTATTGGATTCTGGCTTCTTGATCTTGATGGGTTGCCATAATTGAATAATGTCCCGCTGCTTACTCTATCTAAAAACCTAACCCACATTGTTATTGTAAATCCGTCTGCTTCCCATGTTGATAACCCAATATTATTAGATTCAGCATTCCTAATAATAATGGCTTGGTTAGGGTGGCGTATCTTCAAATATCCACTTGATATATTTTCATACTCAGGTCTAGTATCATTAATTTCAGCAGTTGCTGTTTCTTGAGGAAAGTAATTATCCTTTAAATCTTTATATAACCATTCTAAACTCTTGTTAGTATTATCATCATCTTCGCTTGTTTCTTTCCATGTTATATACCGATCACTTTCATCTTCCTGTTCACCTGATATATCATATAATGATGAATATTGACTTGCTAGTTCCTCATTATACGAATCCGTAAGACCATCCCCATCTCCATCAAATATAGCACCCCCATCAACAGGTGTATTGGGTGGTGTTAATTTTAAATAGTCAGCAAAAAACTTATTAATTTCACCTTGACGGGAAGTAACTTTAGGAAGCAATTCATATATTTTTGTATCTAATATTTGCTTTGCTTTATTGGGGTCAATTACAACTTTTGTATTATCAACATCTACAAACTGACTGAAATTATCTGTAAATAATACATTCTCTAAATCCCCATCGTTAAAAGCAACTTCCTGGAATCCGCCTACTGAATTATTAATAATTAATGAAAAATATTGATTATGCCCCTCATTTACTCCATCACCTGCTGTTATTAATTGAATAGCATCTGAATCGAGATTCCCTGCTGAAAAAAACTGATTCCATAAATAATCAATTAACGGTAGATCGTCTCTATTAGCTTTTAAATCGCTTTGATATACAACAATTCGCTCATCAACTTCACGCCCGCGTTGAACGATACCATCCTTAACTACCTTTTGAAAATTTGATATGGCTTCATCTTCATTAGTAAATGTACTAAAGTGCTCAATTAATAATTCTGAAATTCTATCTACGATTTGCTCTTTATTTTCTATAACAGCCATATCAATATCCTTTATGATCTAACAATGAATTCAAAATTATCATCATAAATAATTTCCTGCCCATCGTTATGTTTTAGTTTATATATTATTTTGTATGACCTATAAGGGTAGAAACCATCCATCCACTGGGTAAAATAATTACTTGTTGAATCACAGCTCATTGAAGTATAAGCACTAAATGGAATAACTGTTTCCCCAGTTGCCATATCAATGATTGAATAGCTCCCGCTTCCTTCAGGTATAAATGAACCCGTTACAGTTTGAACGGAAGTTGAAAATGTTTTTTGAATATATCTCTCTCTTGGCATTACCCTGAACTTCACTTTCTCGTCTTCCTTGTAACTTTCTCTAAGGTATTTCATATAAAGTATATTATCGACCTCTCCAGATAAATCAGCTGATAGTAAACTACCGGTATTACTTCCTGTGCAAGGACTATGATCATCCCATCTAACTTCTAATTTAGGTGAGTATATTGTATTAGTATGACGTGAAAAGAATTTAAGTTGTCCATATGTTTCATCATTTGTTTCTTGACTACCGCTGAATCTTAATATGAAACCGTAATTATTATTTGTATCATCTAGCCACCCATCTACAATATCAGTAACATCCATTTCAATATCTGGAGATTCATATGAAAAGGATTGTGAGGCTTCATTTTCACTTCCGCTAACATAATGACCTCCATGACGAGAACCCCCTCCTACAGCTGACCATGATACTTCTGTTGAACCGGGATAATAATTTCTATTTTCCCAACTTACACCATTTGTTACTTTTGGATCATCACCAAACTTTCCTGTTCCTTCATCCCATGACTGTGATAGTGGAAATGCTGCTAACTTATATTCAGTAGTTAAATCCTGTGTTCCTTCAGCTTCATATAAACGTAAATAGAATTTTGGATTTGTTATATCTCCATCAACAATCGACTGTGACATATTAGTGAAATCAGTTCCAGCAAATGAAAGAAGTGCTCGCGTCTGATAATCAAAATCCTTATTCCAAAAGTTTTTCTTCAACTCAAGAATTTCATCCTGCCCAAAGTTTTGATCCTTATATGACGTACCATCAATATGACTTGAGCCTGAAGATATCCATGCTGTCTTCGTTGGAAATAGTGTAAATATCATTACTGTACCCTCCCCTTAATATTTTGTTTTGGATATTTTAGTTCAAATATAGCTGGGGTCGATGATGGTCTAATAGTTCCATTTGTATGTGCGGCCTGAAAATCATATTTATATCCATAACCACTTGTGCCGTCACTCGTCCATGCACCATTTCCATCATCTGATGTAGGATCCCAATGGGTTAAATATAAAGGTGGATCAAACGTCGCAATACCAGATGCGCCTTCCCAATCATTATCTTGTGTTAAGCAAACATAATTAACTGATCTAACTCCATCAATTCCCATAAGTTCATATTCTAAATCACTTACATGAATTGGCTGTCTAAATTGAGTTCCAGATACATTGAAGTAATCAGTTATCTTATTAATACATTTTAGTTTAACTTCATGTTTATTAGCATGTTTATGAGATACTACATCAAATATTACACCAAAATTAATAACATATCCTGGCATCAGATTTACTTCATCTGTAATAATTCTAAATCTATCTAAATACCTTTTCAAATTCTGATGAATGATATTAGGGGTTGATACTAAATACTTATTAATATCATATGATAAGGTATATACATCAATTGTAGGGATTTGATCACCTCCACCTAACAATGCTGCTATCTCTTCTTGAGATAACATTCCGTTTTCATCTACATCAGCTGAAGCGAGTATATCCCCTAAACTCTGCCTTTCTACATATACCTTTGCTACATTCCCAAACTTAGCTGGCATTTGAAGGATTCTCGCTTCATAGTCTTCTCTAGTAACACACCTTCGCTGCGATGAAAAATGTGCTTTGGCTCTATGTCTTATTTCATCTATAGACTCCTGATCAGAACCACCTCGTGCAGGTTCTTCATTTGTTACTGAAATATTCGATGATTGTGCTCCTGCATAATCATGAGTCGTTAAGTCACTCCTCGCAACATTTGCTGATACTCCACCACCAACTCTATACGTAACAGTAAGTACAGTGTGCATTGGTGTTTCACCTAATGTCGAATATTCATCTCCTAATGTAGGATCAATGGCATCTACTAAATTTTGGGTTACGCCAGGGATTGTTATTCCTATCTGCTCAGTTTGCATAAAGTTTTGCGGGACTGTTTGACCACTTCTCAATAGCCCGTTACCAAATACAAGTGTTGTAGTGTTATCGTCATTGATTTCTGTAATAAACCGTTTATCTGTTCTAATAAATTCTAGTGTATAAGGAACCGGTAAAGTTTCAGTACCCCCCGCTAAATTAGTATAAGCTGTATTTCTATTAGTATCATCAGAATAATGAGTTTCAATTGGAACTCTATCCTGTGCTAAATAATCAACTTCATACCATTGATTACCATTTGAATCGTATACTGAAACGATATCAACTACATTCGTATCGGATAATGTAAGTTCCTTAAATTTTGAAGGAGCCCCGACAGTAAATGTTTTTGTTTTTGTTTCAGCTGAAATAGCTTTAACTCTCCTTGTTATTGTAAATTCACTTGCTACTCCACTTTCCGCATAATCAGTTACTTCAGGTTCAATATTATCCGCATCGACACCAGAACCACTTACCTTAAAATCTACAACATCGAGTGTTTCAAAAATAGTATCTGAATCAAATGTTGATGTTATTTGCATGCCTTTATCAATAGTAACAGCTTCAGTGTAATCAGCTTGAGGATTATCTGTATCTCCATCAGTACCAACAACCTGTTTAACAGTTAATGTTACATATGATGGAATAATAGGTTTAACTTTATATCCTAACATCTTCGCTATATTAATAACATTACGCTTTTCTTCAGCTAAAGGTAATAACATTTCTTGATATTGCTGATCAATGTAAAATGATAACACATCTCCTACATATGCCGACATTTCAATTAACATCATTCCCGGTGACGTTTCATTGAAGTCCTTATATGTTGTTGGGAAATACGACTTAGCATATTCCATAAGATTGTTCTTCAAGCCAGCAAAATCTTTATTTATGTAGTTTACATTTGTTTCTTTGAAATCTTTTTGTTTATAAGCCATTATATTATTCTCCTACTTCAACTTGTACTGAAGCGTGTGTATTTGGATCTTTCGTTATGTTAAATGTTATATTAATTAGTATCTTGTTTTTTCCTACTGCGTCTGTATCATTAGCATCAATATCTAATGCTGTTATATCAACAAACGGTAGCCAATAATCAAACGTATTAACTATTTCATTTTCAATTGCTATTCGAGTATCATCAGTATATTGTTCAAATAAGAATTGTCTTAGATTTATTCCAAGATTAGGTTGCATCAACCGTTCACCCCTATGAGTATTTAACAACATCTTAATATTATTCTTTACCGCATCAATTGTAGTTGACGTTGATGAAAAATAACCCTCAACGCCTTCTGATTTGTTAAATGGATAATCAATTCCAATAAATGTATTGGTCTCCCTATCAGCAATGAACGGTAATTTTGTTGTATCTTTGATTGCCATTATTATTATCTCCCTACAATCTTATCTGGATCTAACTTTACTTTTGTAAAGTCGTTGAACTCTTCGACGGTATCGCTTCCCTTTATTTTTCTCGATGGTCTACCAACATAAGCATGTCCTGATGAGATCAATAATCCACCCTGACCTCCTGTCTTCTTTATTTTCAATTTAGGAATCAATACTCCCGACTTACCTTGTGCTACCGTTCCAGGGCCGGCTGGAGTCGCAACAGTAACAGATGGTAATACATCAGCCGTTAATGGAGCTGCAGTTGATATCTCTTCAATATCTAATGAAGCTTTTAGTTCTGTTATTGTAAATGTTTGTTTAGTTAGAAAATCAATAATGGCATCTGTTATATCCCTTGCCAACTGTGGAATATTTCCCAAGTCATCTTTAGCTCCCGAGGAGTCAATAAATGCTTGCTTAATTTGTTTTTCTAATCCACCTTTAGACGCCATATCATCTTCTCTGCCTTGATTTCTCTTTTGATAGTTTCAATAATTCACTATAATCTTTTGATAAAGCTTTTGTAATATGATCAGGTACGGATTCCGGGCTTACCCCCATTGACGCAACCATTTGTTCTCCAGAGACTTTACCGGAAGCCCCATTACTCATATCCTTATATTGATTAGCTAGAATCGATCCTATGGAATCAGATGTATAAACCTTATCGCCCATATTTCTCCATTCATCACTATTTGCAGTTTCGTTTAGCACTTCATTGAGCACCTTATTAGATGAAAACTTTTTCTCTACTGCTGGCTCCATACTACTAACATTGACTTCAGGTGACTGTACTGTAGCGGGCTTCCTTAATTCTGTAATTACTTCCTGAATAGCCATTGCAACTTCTTCTCTAACTATCTTTCTCACCATTACTTTTAACTCTGATCTTTTCATGTTATTCTCCTATAACTCTAATTAATTTCAATGAAATGTTTTGAACTAACAAAATCTGTTGTATTCTTAGATAAAGCCTTTTTGATATTCTGGAGCTTTACCTGTAAACTTCCTGGAGGACCATTCTGCGTTCCTAATGGTACTGGGGCTCCCTGGCAGTGCCCATTTGCATTCAATAATATATCGACTAGCTCTTCCAGCAAAGCTCTCAAATTTTCTCCTAATACTAAACCCTGCTCTGATTCCTTTGCCTGCTTCCCTATATAAATATTAGTAGATTCAAAAACTGTCTCAACATTAGATGAGAATGTTATTGATTCCCCAGCTCCTATATGTACGTGCTTAAATGCTGATAGGAATAAACTATCTTTTTTCGAATTAATAATAATCCTATCAGATGTCTGTATAAGCTGAGGTGCATCGTATTTATAAATCAAATCAGTAGCCGAATCTCCACCATTTACATTTGAAACTAAATCAGACATTAATTTAGTTGGCTTTTCAACTGTATCAGAAGCCAATACAAATGGATTATCGACTATAGTATCATTTTCAAGCTTACTATCCTTTGGAAAATGTTGATGTATAGTACCCCTGTTAAACATACCAATTAAGCTTCCATCAGTCATGCTTTCAGTCCTATTCAAATAATTTCTTCCATTCGATATAAT